ATAGACTGCGACAGCGAGCAGCACCAGAGCGAGTTACTTGCCAAGCTGGAAGCCGAAGGACATAAGTGCCGTCTATTGATCTCGTAATCCCCAACACAATCGACCGTACAGTCCGGGTCCGCCAGTTGGAGGCGCTCTTTGATGTGCCGCCCCAAGAGCATACGAAACTGGAATGGCACGGCGATCTGCCTATCGAGGGTATGGCGTGGAACATCGGGCTCATTCTCGGTCCGTCAGGGTGCGGCAAGACTCAAATCCTGCGCACTCTCTACCCCGGCTTTGATGCACCGCTGGAATGGGACAACAAGTCCGTGGTGGATAACTTCGAGGTGGGCTCGATGCAGGAAATTTCGGAGGCGTGCTCCTCCGTAGGCTTCGGAACGGTTCCCGCATGGATGCGACCTTATGGCGTGTTATCCAACGGCGAGAAGTTCAGAGTCGAGATGGCGCGACGTTTATTGCGGGATAACCCCATTGTCGTTGACGAATTTACTTCCGTCGTGGACAGACAAGTAGCGCAGATCGGCGCTCACGCCGTTCAGAAACGGGTTCGCAAGATGAGCAAGCAATTCGTTGCGGCGAGTTGTCACTATGACATAGTTGACTGGTTGCAGCCCGATTGGATTCTCGAACCAGCCACAATGAGTTTCGTGGCGAGGGGGAATCTTCAACGGCGACCACCTATCTCAATCGAAGTGTGCAGGGTCAAGTATGAGGCTTGGCACACCTTCTCTCAGTTTCACTATTTGACCGCTGACCTCAACAAAGCCGCCCGGTGCTTCGGGCTCTATGCCAATGGTCAGCTTGCCTCCTTCGCTGGCGTGCTGTACAGACCCCACGCCAAGGTGCGAGACATTCGAGGATTGTCACGCCTTGTGACGCTCCCCGATTGGCAGGGCTTGGGGCTCGCTATGATCCTCAGCGAGAAATTGGGGGCAGCCTACAAAGCCATTGGTTGCCGCTTCCATGTTTACCCCGCGCACCCAAGTTTGATCCGCTCCTATGCCAAGCAACCGATCTGGAAACTACAGAAGAAGGGCGGCACCTACTCCCCGCGCCGGGGCACTACGTCCGCTGTTGACGGCTTCAGAGGGCGTCCGTGCGCCGTTTTCGAGTACAGCGGAGCGGCTATGGAATCCATTAGTGAGGCACGGAGCATGTTACATGCTGACTGACGACGAACTATTGGAAGCCCGCAAGCGTGCTAACGAGTGGCGAGAGTCACTCGAAGAGTATTGTCCGCAGGGTGGTGCTCTGTTCGCAGATGATTGCACTTGCCCCGAGCATGAGGAAACGGAATAACGATGGCAGGAAAACCGAAACCGACAGCACTAAAACGCTTGCTGGGCACGGCGCGTGCCGACCGCATGAACGCCAACGAACCGAAGCCAACCGGGATTCCCACTTGCCCCTCGCACCTTAACAGCGTGGCGAAACGGGAATGGACCCGGATATCGAAAGAGTTGCTTGCCTGCGGGCTGCTGACTTCGATTGATCGGGCTGCCCTAGCCTGCTACTGCGTTGCGTGGAGCCGCATAGTCGAGGCGGAAAAGAAAATCGCCGCAACGGGTTTGGTCGTGCAATCGCCGACCGGGTATCCAATCGTCAACCCTTACGTTGGCATCGCCAACCGTGCAACCGATATCATGCACAAATTTGCCGGGGAGTTCGGGCTAACTCCATCTTCCCGTTCCCGCCTTTCTGTCAATCCTGACTCGGTAAAGAAAAACGATTGGGACGAAATGTTCGGCGATGATAGCGAGAAAGCCAATGGTACCCACGTAAGCGATGCTTATGTGCTACCCCCAGCCGAGAATGTCCACTAAGAATTTCGCAGCCATCGCCACACAATTCTGCAAAGACACCCTCGCAGGCGCAATCCCCAGCGGCAAGTGGACGAAACTTGCTTGTCAGCGTCACCTTGACGACCTCAAGAAACAAGAGACCGATCCGTCGTGGGCTTACTACTTTGACGAGAAGAAATTTACCCGCGTGTGCAAGTTTGTCGAGTTGTGCCCTCATGTGAAGGGGAAGAAGTTCGTTGGCAAGAATATCCACTTGGAGCCGTGGCAAGTATTCTTGCTCACCGCTTTTGGTTGGTTCCACAAAGAGACCAAGGTCCGGCGCTTCAAGCGTAGTTATTGCGAGGTTGCCAAGGGCAACGCCAAATCCACCCTCAGTGCCGCGCTTTGCTTGTACTTTGCTTTTGTGGACGGGGAACCCGGCAGCGAGGTGTATGCCGCCGCCACCACGCGAGATCAGGCGAAAGTTGTGTTTTCCGTCTCGCAGGCTATGGCACGCGCCATGCCTCAGTTTCGTGAACGTGCGGGCATCGAAGTAAGCGCCCACAGCATTCACCAGCTTAGCACGAACAGTTTCTTCCGCCCTGTGTCCAGCGAAGCCAACTCCATCGAAGGTGTGCTGCCATTCTTTACCGTTGTGGACGAACTGCACGCTCACAACTCCCGCGACATGTACGACAACCTAGATACAGCTAATTCCAAAAGACCGGGCAGTATGCTCTGGGCTATCACCACCGCTGGCGATAACCGGGCAGGCATCTGCTATGAGGTTCGGAACTATCTTACTAAAGTCCTAAGCGGCGTGGTGGATGACGACACGGTGTTTGGTTGTATTTGGTCGATAGACGACGACGACGATCCCTTCGCCGGACCAGAGGTCTGGCGCAAAGCGAATCCAAACCTTGACGTGAGCGTCGATCCCGCCGAAATTGGCGCTAAGGCTCACGCCGCCATGCAACTCGCCAGCAAGCAGCCCAGTTTCAAAACTAAACATTTGAATTGTTGGGTCTCTGCCGATCACGCATGGATGGATTTGGTCAGGTGGAGCAAGTGCGCCGATTCGACCTTGGACGAGGACGATTTCGCCGAGCAGCCCTGCATCCTTGGTCTTGACCTAGCGAGCAAACTAGACATCCTCGCGCTCGTCAAGATTTTCTGGAAAGACGATCAGCCGGACGGCAAACGGCATTATTACTGCTTCGGCTGCTATTGGACACCCGAGGAGCGAATCGAGCAGACGGCTAATAGCCAATATCGGGGCTGGGTCATTGAAGGCAGGCTCCAGACATGCCGGGGCGAGACCAACGATTACAACGTGGTCGAGGATTACATCCGTGAGGCTTGTAAGAAGTATCAGGTCGTGGAGGTCGCACACGATCCCTATCAGGCGGTCGAGTTAGTCAACCATCTGGCGGAAGAGGGGATTGTGATGACCGAAATCCCGCAGATGCCAAAATACTTGTCCGAGCCAATGAAGGAAATGGAAGCCGCCGTTTACGACGGACGTTTCCACTTCAACGGCGATCCTATTCTTACGTGGGCAATGTCCAATGTTGTTTGCCATCCAGATCGCAATGACAACCTGTTCCCGGTCAAAGAGCACAAGGACAACAAAATCGACCCCGCCACGGCTTTGCTAACCGGAATGAACCGAGTTATGGCGCAAGCGGCTCACAACGGCGGCAGCGGAATAGATGCCTTTGGTCCGTGTCATCTCTGCGGTCAGCTTGCCATCGGTGCGTATGTGAACTCCCTCATAGTTTTCCGCTGCCCCTCACACCCGTAAGTTCCTGACTTTCCCATCCTTTGAGTAGGATGCCAAACCGTTTCGCGTTGCTCAGTCTCGCCATAGGTGCCGCCTCTATTGTCGTCGGCAGTGCCCTCATTTTTCACCCTTTGGGTTTCATCGTGGGCGGGACGTTCTTGCTTTTCGCGGGGCTGTCCGCCAGCAAAAGGTCATAAGTAATGTCACTCAAGACAGAGTTCAGGGATTTCGTTGCACAGGTCGTGAGCTTTCCCCAAGATTTTCTCGGCGCATTTGGGCTTCCTCCCAGCGAGTCGGGCGCAATCGTAAACGAGTTTTCGGCGATCCAGATCGCTTCTTACTTCGCTTGTATCCGCGTCTTATCGGACGCCGTTGGTTCCCTCCCGCTGAAAGTCATGGAACGCAAGTCCGATGGCAGCGAGGTCGTCGCCTATAATCACCCGCTTTTCCAATTACTGCATACGCAACCGAACCCCGAAGTCACGGCGGCGGATGTGCGGCAAACGATGCAGTCGCACATCTTGATAACTGGCAATGCCTACGGGGAAATCATCTTCAACAATGGCGGTCAGCCAACCGCCATCTATGTGCGCTCGCCTTTTACCACCTTTCCCTATCGTACAAACGCGGGAGAACTGATCTACAAGACGCATGACGATCCATCGGGCGCGGAGCGTGTTATCACCGCTGATCGGATGCTCCATGTCAAGGGGATGGGTGTTGATTCGCTGGTCGGGCTCTCGCCTGTCAAATATTTCGCGAGAGAAGTCTTGGGGCTGGAGATTTCCGCCCAGTCCTATTCCTCCAAGTTCTTTTTGAATCAAGCCACGCCCACGGGCTACTTGCAGAGTCCGGGCAATCTCAAGCCCGCCCAAAAACTTCAGGCACTTAACAGTTGGATGCAAGCCCACGGCAGGGGCAATTCCCACACGCCAGCACTGCTGGAGGCGGGATGGGATTGGAAAAACACTGGCATCAATCCCGACGAAGCCCAATTGCTTCAACTCCGAGAGTTCGACCGGACGCAAATTTGTGCCCTTATGGGCGTGCCGGAACACATGGTCGGGGGCAAGGAAGATACAAAAGCGAATGCCGAGCAAAAGGCACTGGAATTCCTGACCTTCACCCTCAAGCCGTGGCTCCGCAAGTGGGAGCAGGCGATCAACTCAAAACTGTTCCCGAAGATCGGACGCAACGCCAACAAATTCTTTGCCAAGTTCGATACGACGGAGTTGGAGCGTGCGGACTACAAAACGATGCTTCAAGGTCTCCAGATGGCGCGGTACGCGGGTCTTATCACCGCACAGGAAGCCCGCAAGCAGCTTGGTCTCAATCCATACGAGGTGGCACAGCTTGACTCCAAGAATCCCGCTGATCGTCTGCTATTGCCAGTCAATATGGTGTACGTGGGAAGCGACACGCTGGAGGACGATCCTGACGTGCCGGAGCCGGGCAACGATACAGCGAGCGAGTCGGAGACCCCAGTTACCTCGGCGTCCGACAAACCAAAGGGCGTCAGCGTCACTGAAACGAATTCCAAGAACAATTCGGAAGAGAGCAGATATTTCGTTCAGTATTGGTCTGCATTCCGTGACAGTTTGTCGCGCTTTACCGCACGTAAGAATCCCGATTCCAAGGACACTGAGCGTTGTTTCCTGCCCGTTCTCACTTCCATAGCTTCGGCTATGTCCTTCGATCCTGTGTCAGAGGAGCCGGGTTTCCCAGTTCTATCAGAAAGCTTAGCCCGCTTCGTTCGCGACTATGCGGGCGCAATGGCGTTCCGTGCTAAGGCATGGGACAAAGACGGCATAGATAGCGTGGCAGCGGCTGAATTGAAACGGGCCATCCGTGTCATCAAGGCGTATGCCGATTCGGTCGAGACGGAGTATCAAAGCGATCTAGTTTCCTGACTAGCGTGCTCATTTGTATGAGCACCACAACACCGCGCAAAGAATACCGAATCTTTAAGACAGAGATCAAAGCTAAGCAGGACGCGCCCCAGATCGAGGGTTATGCGGCTGTCTTCAACACCACTGCCGATCTTGGCTATTTGAGGGAGTTCATCGCCCCCGGTGCCTTTAAGCGGGCAATCGCAGAGAAGCAAGATGTCAGGGCTTTGTTCAACCACGATCCGTCGAATGTGCTGGGTCGCACCAAAAGCGGCACGCTGACTCTCAACGAGGATAACACTGGGCTTCACTTTGTCTGCGATCTGCCAGATACACAAATCGGGCGTGACGTGCGCACCATGATTATGCGGGGCGACGTTGACCAATGCTCGTTCGGCTTCATGGTTAACAAAGAGTCCGTGACCTACGAAGATGACGGCACCTGTACCCGAGAGATTCAGGAATGCGATTTGTTCGACGTGTCGCCAGTGACTTATCCGGCATACGAGAGCACAAGCGTGGAGGCTCGCAGCAATGCCGCCGCCCTTGTGTCCTACAAGCATGATCCTGTACCGGTGGAACCTCTGTTGCCTGTCGAGGCTAAGGCGGCAGACCTCTTGGCGCAAGCCAAGCGCCGGACCTATCTCGCTGGGCTAACTCTCTAAGTTTCCCGACTATCGAGTTCCTATCTTAGTAGCGCTGTTAGCGACGTTGCCCGGATGCGGGCTGCCACCGGATGGCAAGACGCCTCGCAATAGAACGTGAGTGACCCACCAAGAAGGATGCGGCGGCTCCCGTGACAAATCAACCACAGGGAGCAGTATGTCTACAAAATCTTTAGAACTCCGTCAGCAACGAGCAAAACTCGTTGACGAGATGATGGACCTCACCGAGAAGACCAGCTTTGAAGCTGAGTCACAGAAGCGTTGGAACGAACTCGACACACAACAGAAAGAACTAGAAACTCGAATCAAGGCAATCGAGGGCAGCGAAAAGCTGGTCGCCGAGATGAATTCCACAGACCATGTGGAGCGCACTCAGCCCCAAGCCGATCCGCGTCAGGCTACTCGCGAGGACCGCAACGCGGTTATCGCCGAGAAGCGTGCCTCCAAGGAATACGACAAGGCATTTGATCAATACATCCGCAGCGGGCGTCCTAATGCAGGCGTCGAGGAGCTTCGCCTATATACGGGCTTGTCCGAATACACCTCTGGTGTGGACGGCGAATACCTCGTACCCATCGGCTTTCAGAAAGAGTTGGAAATCAAGCTGAAGGCATTCGGCGGGATGAGAAATGTCTGCCGCATCATCAACACCTCAACTGGTAACACGTTGAATTGGCCAACTGCCGATGACACCACGAACAGTGGCGAATGGCTGGCTGAGGCTGGCACCATCGCGCAGGTTAACCCCGCGTTCGGTCAGGTGCAGTTCACAAGCAACGTGTGCGACTCCAAGCAAGTGCTCGTCTCGATTCAGTTGCTACAGGACAGCGCCTTCGACGTGCAATCCATGTTGAGCGACATGTTCGGCATCCGCATCGGTCGCAAGATCAATAACGGCTATACGCTTGGCAATGGCACGGGGCAGCCCAACGGGCTTGTTCCGGGTGTGGAAGCCTATAACGACGGTTCTCAGGTAGTCACCGCAGTCGGTGCTAACTCGACTAATAACCCCGGTGCAACCGCTTTGAACTCCGTCAACTTGATTGACGACTTGGACGCGCTCATTACCGCAGTTGATCCTGAGTACCGTGCGGGCGCTAAGTTCATGGCGCATCAGGCAACGCTCGATACTTTCCGTAAGCAGAAGGACGGCTTCGGTCGTCCGCTGTGGAATGTGAGCGTAAGCGACGGCGAGCCGGATACGATTTATTCGTATCCATATCAGTTCAACCAAGATATGAACCAACTACCCGCTACAGCTTCTCCTCCGTACAGTCCCTACAGCGTACTGTTCGGGAATTTCTCGCATTACGTGATCAGAGACACAGGTCCCGTAACCTTCTTTGTTTTCCAAGAAACGTACATGGCGACCTTGCAGCGTGGTTACATCGCTTTCCTTCGTACCGATGGACAGCTTTTGCAGCCCGCCGCCTTCAGCGTTCTACAGAATCCAACCACCTAACAGCAGTAGGTGGGTTTCTCCACAAGCCCTGTGGTCATAAGCCACAGGGCTTTTCTTTTGTAACTACTCGTTTCTTATGCAGATGGGATACAGACACAGAACCACCCGTACCGCCGTAAGAGACATCGAGCGAACGATGGCAAGAGAACGGGAATGCGCGGCGCTTAGACATGACCGCAACGCCATGCTCCCGCGCCCGAAGTTCAAGGTCGTGGCAAAGGTGAAACATGGAAGCTAAGCCCTCCTGCCCTTGCACCTGCCACGCCACAAGCGATCCGGGTCTATGTCTGTGCTGCGAGTCCGCCGCTGGATCGCTGTTTAAGCCAGCGGAGACGGAAGACCGTAGCAAACAACTCTTGGAGTCGTTTTTGAAGGGGAAAAGATAGTGGCATCACTTGTACAGACAACGTTACCAACATCGGAACCCGTAGCACTGGCGGACGCCCTCAATTTCTGCAAAGTATTCGTTACTACGGATAACGCTCTAGTTGCGTCGTTGATTACAGCGGCTAGGGTGTACATCGAGGACGTTACGGGCTTGATGCTCGCGCCTCGCACCTACTGCCAGTCTCTCGATTGTTTTCCATATTACCCGTACAGCCGCGAGCCTTATGGCACGCTGTACGGCGTCGGGGCGCTCTCCTTGTACTTCGGGTATGGTCCGATCCTGCCGACTCCCATCCCGCCTTACGGCATGAATCAGAATGGGCATCTCCCCTTTGAGATCGTTTTGCTCGGCAATCCCGTCACGGCGGTAGACCGCATCACCTACATCGGGCAGGACGGCGACCCCCATACTCTCTTGCCCGGTCAGGATTTCGTCGCCGACATGACGAGTTTTCCCGCCCGTGTGCTGCCCTTGCCCGGCTCCGTTTGGCCGCAATGCACGCTTGGCGCTAACTGCGTACAGGTGTTTTTCACCGCTGGCTACGATACGAACCCAACGGCGATTGAGACCGTCAGCGACACAGCAGGCACAACTGAGTCGCCGGACGAAGTAAGCAGTCCCCCGCAGCAGCAGGCGTCGTACACATTCGTCACGGGAATTCCCCAGACCCTTTATGTTGCCATGCTCATGCTTATCTCGCACTGGTACAGCAACCGCGAGCCTGTAGTCGCCGGGAGCGTGGCGAACGTTCCGCACCACATCGACCAGCTTATTCAGACCAACCGGGTGCTGGATTTTTCGCTCGGCGTTAGTGCCTCGTTATAAGGAATAGAAGATGCTAGCACGCAGGCTCAGTGACAATTACCGTTACACCAGCACGGGGGCGATGCGCGATCAGATCACGCTCCTCATGCCGAACCCCGTCCCTTTGCCTGATGGCAGCCCCGGCACTCCTGTTGTGTTCGCGGAAAATGTTTGGTGCAACATCCAGATGCAGCGCACTCCGCAAGAGATAAACAGCACCGAGTTGGTTCAGTCGGAAGTGTTCTGGTGGGTAACTATGCACTACATGCCGGGGGTGAATTCCCAGATGACCGTACTTACTGGCGCTGGAGCCGTGTGGTTCATTGTCAGCGTAGCGACCGATCCCCGACAGATCGAAACCAAAATCTTATGCCGCTCCGTCAATGATGGTGGTTCTGAATAACGATCCGCACGACTTTCCATCCCTTGTAGTAGATGAGCGAAATAGTAAGCATACAAGTCACTGGACTGGAAGAAATCAAACGGCGCTTGGACGAATTGCAGGACGGCAAACTTGCTCGGAGCATGATGCGCACGGGCAGCCGCGAGGCGGCTAAGGTGCTGCTGGCGGCGCAGAAGGAAACCGTTCCGGTCGGAGACACGGGCGAACTGCTTAACTCCCTCGGCATTCAGGTCAAGGGAGCAAACACCGACAAATTGCAAATTCTCGTAGGTGCGGATAGGGAATGGAACTTCATTGGGCGCTTCCACGAATTCGGCACCAAGAAGATGGCAGGTAGCCACTGGACCCAGAAGGCTTGGGATGCCAGTTGTAATGAAGCCTTGAACGCTTTCACAAACACTGTCAGGAAGATGCTGGACAAAAGGATGTGGTCTGAGTTGAAGGCGGGTATCGAAGAGGGCTTGAGCATGGGGGGTGACGAGTAATGGCTCTCCAAGACGGTATGCGCCTGCAACTGCTCGCAGACCCGACGTTTTCCGCTTTGACTGCCAGTGTCGTTCCCGTGGGAAACATCAAGGGAATCGTGTCGCCCTTTGTCGTGTACCACATCGGGACGCAACTCGACACGGCGGATGTAGGCGGCTCGACGGGATACCGTACCGCCCGTGTCCAATACGATTGCTATTCGTCATTATCCTATGCTGAGGCAAAGGCAGTCGCTAAGGCTGTTCGCGGTGTGTGGGAGCATTTCCAAAGCGCAACCCTGCCGGATGCCGACACCACCTTTGTGCAGGGCTGCTTGATAAGTCAGGAAAGCGACCTGTCAGAGATTCCCACGGGCTCATCTTCGGTCGAGTACCGAGTCATGGTCGAAGTTACCGCGCTCTATCAAGAGTCCTAATTCCCTCGAAATTTTAACTTCCTCTTTCTTAGTTAGGCGAGGACTCTGTGTCCCCGCGCTGCCACCAGTAACAAAGAAATTAAGAACTGAGGAAATAACTTCAATGGCTTTTGAAACCGCATCATTTGTTGGCTTGGGTCAGAGTATCGAATTCAGCACCTTGGCTTCTCCACCCGTGGGCTACGACCTCGCTCACATCACCGACGTTACTTATAGCGGCTCCAAAGTGGACACCGCCGACACCACCGATACCACCGCAGTCAGCGGCTACCGCACCTTCATTCCCGGCTTGCAGGACGCTGGCGATTGCACGGTAAAGATGATCTGGTATCCCGGCGAAACCACCCAAGAGGCAGTCTTCGCCCTGAAGGGATCGAGCGCCACTGTGGTGCATACCTTGCCCAACTCTTTGGGGGCCATCACCTTCGTGGGTTTGGTCGTTAGTTTCGACCACACGGCTCCGCTGGACAAAGCTGGCGAAGCGACGGTGAAGGTGAAGATCAGCGGGCAGCCCGTCTATAGCGAAAGTTAATCGAGATTCTCGGTCAGGGGTTTCGCTGCGGCTAAGAGGGAGAACTGTTTGTGAAAGAAGAGACTGTCATACAAAGTGCCGTCACGCCTGCTATCAAGATCGTTGTCATGAGCGAGGATGCGGCGGGCAATACAACGTCTGTCGTCTGGAAACTCTGCATGGATTATCGCGCCATCGCGAAGTGCGAGGCTGCGACCGGGCGGGACTTGAAGCGCATTGAATGCTGGAAAGATATTTCCTCCGGCAAGGAATTCCCGCAGATCGTCCACGCGGGTCTGAATCGCTACAACCCCGATGTCACGCTCGACCAAGTCATTGACATGCTCAACCCGCAGGCGCAGCGGCTTTTGAGCGATGCCATTTTCGACATGCTCTTTCCGGGTGTCAAGGAATTGTGGGAGAAGCGGCAAGCCGAGGAAACAGAAGGCGGTGCAACCGCCGTCCCAAACGCGCAAGCGGCGTCTCCGAGCGCCTAGAGGAGCCGCCCGAAACGTGGTTGGAACTGTGGTCGATTGCCCGCTACGACTTAGGGCTTGGCTGGGAGGAGTTCGAGTTACTCACCCCGGCGATGTTTCAGGCGCTTTGCAAACGCCGAAACATCAGGATCAGGTACGAAAGGTATGCACACGCTATGACTGCATCGGCGGTCTACAACGTCAACCGCGCCAATAGGGACGACAGATTGCTGATGCCGATGGATTTTGTACGAGTGGAGACGCCGGAAGATCGGCGCAAGGACGAGGAAGAGCATAACCGCCGCGCCCTTGGGAAGTTTTTGGAGATACATAGATGAGTACTTTGGTGGGGACGCTCGCAGTTGACGTGACTAACGGGAATGCAACCTTCACGTTGGACGACGCCAAGAGCCAGTTAGACAAATTCGGCAAAGCCGCCAAGGATGCAGGCGGGCAAGTCGATTACTCCATGCGCGAGGCACGGGGTTCCCTGATGCTGGTCGAAAACGAGGTGGGTGTGCATCTGCCTCGGGAAATGAACACCCTGATCGCCAGCATACCGGGCGTGGGGCAAGCCTTCGCCGCAATGCTGCCCATCGTGGGCGTGGTTGCGGCAATCGCCATCGTCGGCAAACTCGTGGAGAAGCACAGGGAAGCGATAGCTGAGATAAGAGCGGTAGCCAACGCACAGGTCGAGATGGGCACGACCGGGGCGAATGCCCTTCGTGGATTGGACGACAAGATATTGGGCTTGGGCAGCCGGCTGGATGAACTGAGGGGAGACCATGTAGCCGCCCTCAAGAAAGAGCTTCAGCTAATAGACGACCAATCGCTCGGCGAGTTGGAGAAGACATTTGATGTCTTCGGGAAAGCGGCGGACGCGGTGTTCGCCCATTTGAAGGCAAGTTGGTACGAGTTGGGCTCCGGCTCCGTGGGCGCAAAGAACGCCCTTGACGATTTCAAAGTGCATTACGATGCCTTGCTCGCGGCGGGCAACAAGCAAGGGGCTGCCGATCTTCTGGCGGGCACTCTCAAGTCCGCGAAAGACTGGCAAGGCATTCAAGCACAGGTAAACAGCGGGGTCGCCATCACTGCGGAGCAGGCGAAGATCGTAGGCGAAAAGTACCGGGAAGGTGCGCTGTTCTCGCAGCAGGAAGTAGAAGCCCAGAACGCATTGGTGGGCGGGCTGAATCTGCAAGTCGAGGCTGCACAGAAATTAGCAACCGCCAACCAGCTTGCAAAAGAAATCAAAACAACGGAGACGGGCAACAAGATCGAAAGCGAGGCTGACGCCCAGTTTAAGCGCGATGCCGACGCACGCCGCAAGGACGAGGAGGATGCCGAGCGAGTGGCGGACAAGAATCGCGAGGCTCTTGTTGAGAACCTGCACGAGACAGAGGAACAGCGGATAGCCGTCACTAAGAGCGGCACCCAAGCCCGCATTGCTGCAATCGACGCCGCCATCAAGGAAGAAACGCAGAAGTTCCAGCAAGGCACTAAATTCTACGAGGATTTGCTGAAGCAGCGCATCGCCGCCGTGCGGGAAGAATTGGCGGAAGAAACCAAAGCCCACGAGGAAGCCAGCCGCTCGCAAGAGACTCTAGCTATAAAAGCCGCCACCGACACGTTCAAAAACGAGTCTGAAGTTCAGAAGGCGGTATTCGCGCAGCGGGCGGAACAAATCAATGCAGCGGTGGCACATGAAAGAACGAGTCAGGGCGCAGCCACGGCTGCCCGGATCGCCCTGATCAAGGATGAGCTTGCCGCCAAACTTGCCGAGATACAAGAGGAGCGGGACGCCAAGCAATCCGCCATCCTCGCAGAGATCGCAGCCGAGCAAGCATTGGCGGATAAAGCGGGCGCTGGCGGGGACAAAGCCGCCCAGATTGCCGCCCAAACCAAAGTCAACGAACTAACCGCCCAATACAACGCCCTTACTGCTAAGGGCGTAGCCGATCAGACGGCTGCTGGCATAGCTGCGCAAACGGCAATCAATAAAGAGAAGGACGCCCTTACCGATCTCGAAAAAGCGATGCAGAAGGCGCAAGAGGAGTTCAACCAATCCTTCGCCAAGTCCATTGTCGAAGGCAAGAACTTCGGCAAAGAAATGCAGCAGGTGGGCAGGCAGATGCTAGAACACGCCATCGAAAACTCAATGAAGATGATTGAGAACGAGATACAGACGAACATCAGGATGAGTCTGGCTAAGAAGATGGCAGCCGCCGAAGACCAAGCCACCCAGACGGCAGCAGCCGCCACGACCAAGGCAACCGACGAGTCCACGGCGGCGGCGAGCCAGCTTGCTTACGCTAAGTCGGCGGCGGCGAAGGCTTATAACGCAATGGCACCCATACCCATTGTCGGTCCTGTTCTGGGCGCGGTCACAAAGCTGTTGAAGATGATGGTGGATTTGTCTGGCTTGCCGTTTTTCTTTGCGAATAACATTTTCTTTACGCAATACCGTTCTTCTGGCAAGAGCTTCGATCCTGACACGATTTCCCGCAGCGGGTACGGCTCAATCAACTCGTATTCCAAGTGCCACTTCGCCAGCTTTCGCCCTGCCTTGCTGAATGACCAAAAGTCCTTGGCATACGGAATGCGGGGAAGCATCTTCTTTAGATCAGCAGCAAAGCGTTCCTTGTATTCCGGGGAATGCAGAACCCCGTATACATAGTAGAAAATATCTTCTTTGGTGATCTTCGGCTCATAACGGCTGCGGAATGAGGCGAGGGCGTCATCAGAGATCGCGTCCCGCCGTCCCTCGTCCTGAAGAGTCCCCCTCTTTTTGTCTAAACGCAATGCCCAAGATCGGCGTATCGCCGCCGCCACGGTGAGACGCTGGCGCAAGAAGGGGCTGCTGTAAAATCGAAGCGATCAGGGTGCGCGGTCTTTACAACCACCTCAACTCCTTACCTGAACAATCAGTCGAGAATCTTCCCGATGATACCTTTGCTTCTTTGTTGACCTTGGACGGGGGAGAATTCAGACCACGACTGGAAGTTTTTGCCGGAGAGTCGCACCTAGACTAATACGGCGGAAGAGAACGTTTCCAGTTTAGTCGGAATCTGACGGCTCGTCAGTATCAACATCTAGAGTGTCATCTCCGGGTTGAACGTCCGTAACAGCCTCGTTTTGGTCGGTGTTGACCATAACATCGTTATCTGTAACAACTACATTTTCCCCTTCGTTCCAAGTCTCAACGGTTGGGTCTGTTGTTTCCCATGCCGTACCGTCATCTAATACAACTGTGTCATCGGTTACATGGTCAATGGTTGATTCAGCTTGCTGGGCGAACGCCGAGCAACACATCAACAGCGCTAGTACGATTATTGCAAGTGTGGTTTTCATTTGGGCTCCCAAAGAAATTGGGGCACCGAAGTGCCCCGCTAAACTACTTGCAGGTAACGCTCGGGTTGTCCACGGCAACCTTAAGACAGTCAGCGTATTGCTGAGCCTGCTTTGCTTGTTCCGCCAAACTAATAGCAGGCGGTTCAGCAGGCGGTTCAGCTTGTGCTGCCTGTACGGGCTGAGATTGAACGACAGGCTGAACAATCGGCGACCGCTGAATGTCCTCAAAAACTCCTGTCAGCATCCGACCACGGGCATTGATTGCCCTCAAAGCATTCCCAAGGTTGTGTCCGAAGGCTTGATTTGAATCACCGCCTTGCTGGGTTGAGTACACGTGGTTAGGGCGGTACTCGAACGCCACGCGGACGGTACGGTTAACTTTGCCACGCCTCGTATACTTACCGGAACTGGTCCCACTGAAAGTGTTGAACGAGCAGAACTCAAAGAAGCCGCACGCGAACTATTTGCGGATGATGCCGAAATTGCGCTCTTTTACTTTGCTGGCCACGGATACATCGAAGACACTGGTGGATTTCTATGCGCCAGCGACTGCAAAACCGGCGACGATGGCTTTTCCCTTGCCGAGTTGATGACTTTTGCTCGCGAATCACATGCAAAGAACAAAGTTATTATCTTGGATAGCTGCA